ATGCGCGCAAAGAATCCGTTCGTGAGCATCCGCTCTGAGAGCGCCGTGTAATAATGATTCGGGATCGCCGTGCCGAAAATCACCAGATTGGGCTGGTTGATCACCCCCGGCGCCTCTTTGCCCGCCTTGCGGCGCACGGGAAACACACTGTTGGACGATGAGAACATCGTCAGCAGCGTGGACATGATCCCCTCGTAGCGCGCATCCTTGGCCTTGTTGATCGACTGCAGCATGCCGTCGATCTCGTCCGTCTGGAAGAGCATTCCCGGCGTCTGCAAAAGCGCGTCCTGAATGCCTTCGCCGCTCGCGAAACGTTCTCCGAGACAGCCCGCAAGGCCAACCTCGTGCACGATCCGCGTGTTGATCTTTCGCGGCCACTCCTTGCCCGCAGCCGAATGTGCCAGCCCCAACAGATAAAGGTTCGTGCGGTTGTCGCCGGGGTCACGAACCTTGCGTCCCGCCAGAAAAGCCTGAAGCGAAAGCGCCCCGGCGAACGCCATGACCGGATTCGGATAAGGAGCGGTTGCCAGACAATAGTCCATCACCTCCCCCACGAACCCCGGTATACGCAACAGCCCGGCAGGCATCGGCCCGGGGTTCGGCACCTCGGCCGAGCGCGCCGGTGGCGGCGGATGGCACGCCGCCACGAACGCAGAAATGTCAGCACCGGCCGCGCTAAAACCAGCGCCGCCGTACCCCCCGCGCCGCAGTTCACCCGCTGCCCGCTCAAAGTCGCCGCCATGGTTCAGCAACGTGTAAACCGAAAAAGGCGAATAGGCCCGGTTGGCCTCGAAAGGCACGGCGTTCGCGCTGAAAACATAGAAAACCCTATCCTTCAGCGAAGCCGACCAGCCCGAACTCTTGCCCGGCCTCCGCCAGTACTCGTTCTCGCCCCCGCGCACCAGCGACCACCCGGCCCGTTCAAGCACGGCCCGCACATCCCCGCGCCGATTGAACTCATCCCCAGGCCTCTCTCCAATCTCCCCTTCATCCTTCCAATCCACCGGCTCCGACACATATTCGTTCAGTTCCAACGCGGCTGCCAGCAACGAGTCCCGCTCCGCTTCGGTCAAAAGAGGCGGCGCCCCAAAATCGCCCTGCACCGTCTCATACCCTGCCGTTGGCGTGCAGAGGAACAGCCCGCCTTCGCCGCGCGTCTCAATCAGCGTGACAAGCTTTTCGCCCGTACGGCGCTGCGCCAGCTTCATGTTGCCGCACACCGGCGCTTCACACCGGTAGAACACATGCCGCCCGCCGCATTGGGTCGTCTCAACCGCCAGCCGCGCCATCAGTTCTGGCGCGATGCGCCCAACCCACGCCCCGAACAACTCACCGCCCGCATCGAAATCGATCACCTCCGCGTTTCCCGACACCACCCCACACACGATGCACACTGCGTCGGGCCCGTTGGCGAACCACGCCGACAGCTCCGCCGAAGAGGGCAATCGCCCGCGGAAGCGTTTCCACTGCCCGGCAACCGGGCGCTTCTCGGACCGGATCGCGGGCAGCGCGCACAACCCGGCGGCCAGATAACCCGCCGCCGCGTCAAACAGCCTCGCACCCCCCTCCGCTTGTTTGTCAGAACGGCAGATCATCGCTTTCAGGTCCCGTGTACTCCGGCAAACTGCCGTCATCGACCTCGTCACTCCCGTCCAGGCGCGGCGGGATCGCTCGAAGTTTGTGTTTTGTGATGCGGTCGTACTTCTCGCCCGACACCGACCGCACGGTAATCGACGCCGGCTCGGCCACACCGCCCGCTTCGCATATCCGCACGGCCTCTTCGCAGTTTTCAGGAAAAGACTCGCGCGAACGCGCCTGCCACCACGCCACGGCCTTACCGCGCGCGTAACCGCCGTGCTCAAAACAAACCCACTCGCTCTGGTAACTGTTGAACCCGAGGCGGTAATCGACCCGCATGGTGCGCGGATGCCCTTCCGGCGCGCCGCGCTTGACGTGAACGCTGTAGAAGACGCCCGTCACCTCGTGCTCGATCTCCGTAACCTCACCGGAAAGCACGCTGGCCGTGGACGCTTCGCGCCCGTGCTGTTCGCGCCTGGGCTGCGGAAATTCGTATCCGCACTCCGGACAACTCCCGTACCCCGCGTGAATCAGCGCCCGGCACTGCGGACACTCCTTGGCCCGCGCCTCGCCCCCATCATCCGCTGAACACTCCTTGATCTCAAGCGCGTCCACCGGCCCGTGCCGCAGAATGTTGCCGCCGAAATCCAGAACAAGGCAATCCTCCTTGGACGGATCAATCCGGAAGCCCCGGCCGACCATCTGGTAATAAAGCCCCGGCGAATTGGTCGGCCGCAAAAGCACCACGCAATCAATGTTCGGCGCGTCGAACCCCGTGGTCAGCACATTGACGTTCACGAGACACCGGAGCCCGCCCTCCCTGAACCGCTTGAGCGTTTCCCCGCGTTCGCCCTGCGGCGTCTCGCCGTAGACGAACCCGCACGTCAACCCGGCCTTGCCCAGCACCCGTTGCACATGCAGCGCGTGTTGCACGCCCGCCGCGAAAATCAGAATCGAATGCCGGTCGTGCGCGAGTTCTGCGATCTCGCCGCAGGCCGAACGCACCAGTTCCTCGTCATCCATCAACTCCTCGATCTCATCCGCGATGAACTCGCCGCCCCGCAGATGAAGCCCCGTCGTGTCGGCCTTGCACCGTCCCGCCTTGGTCTTGAGCGGGCACAGGTAGCCCTGCGCCATCAGCTCACGCACCCCGACCTCGTAGCAGACGTGGTTCAGCAGGTTTTTTTCCCCGCAGATCGTGCCCGTGCTCATGCGGTAGGGAGTGGCCGTCAGCCCGACCAGCCGAATGCTGGGGTTCACCACCCGCGCCTCTTCCAAAAACGTGCGGTACATACCCTCGCCATCCGGCGGCAGCATGTGCGCCTCGTCGATCAATATCAGGTCGAAACGATCCAGTTCCGCCGCTCGGCGGTACACGCTCTGGATGCCCGCCACGATGATCGGGTGTTCCGTGTCGCGGCGCTTGAGCCCCGCCGAATAAACCCCGATCCGGCTCCACAGATCCGGGGCCATCGCGTACAGCTTCCCGACCGCCTGCTCGAGCAGCTCCTTGACGTGCGCCAAAATCAACACCCGCCCGTCCCATTGCCGGATAGCGTCGCGGCAGATCGCCGCCATCACCGGCGTCTTGCCGCCCGCCGTCGGGATCACCACGCAAGGGTGGTCATCCCGACGGCGCAAGTGATCATAAACAGCTTCCACCGCCTCTCTCTGGTAACCCCGCAGTTCCATATCCCCCTGTCTCCTGTCTCCTGCCACTGCCCACCGTCTCCCCTCTCCAGCAGTCCTGTTAAACGCGTTTACGCGCCCCCGCAGTCTCGGCAGGCCCGCCCCCCTCCTTCCTACCTTTTCCACGGTGGCGTGTTGTCGCTCGCCGAGGCCGTCTGCGCCTGCCCGGCAGACACCTTCCGCTCATAACCCTTGATTTCGTTCGTCAACTCGCCGGTGTCTTCACGCTTCCGCATTTTCACGCCGATCACCAGCGGCAGATTGTGCAGCTCGACGCTGTCGCGCGGCTGCATCACACCCACCGCGTGGCAAATGGCGGACAGTTCCGACTGCGCGATCTTCACCGCCGTCGCGTTCGGGTTGTTCAGGTTGAGCCGCACCCATAGCACACGGTTTTTATAAGGCCCGTCAATGATTGTGAACGTGAGCTGCAGGTAACTCCCGTTACCGCTTTTGGTGGTCTTCATTTCACTCTCGGTGATCGCGGCCAAATACTTGCCCGCCGGGATCGGCTCGAAATTGCCGGTCGGCTCGACTTCGTTCGCGTTGAATCCGTTCAGGGTAGCCATATCCTTACTCCTTGTTGTTGGTTTGTTTCCCCCGCGCCGGAACCGTCCCGGACGCGGAAATCACATTCGCCTGCGCCACATCGTCGGGCAGGTCAGCGGCCATCGCCTGCATCAGCGCGGGCCACGAGAGCGGCAACTCAGCGGGCAGGCCGTAACGGTTTTTGGCCACGCAGGCCGGACTGCCGACCGTGCGCAGAATGCGCTCCCCGCCATCCTTGCCGAGCCCGGCCGCGATGGTGCGCTCGCGTCCGAACCCGCCCTCCTCGATCCTTGTGATGATCCGTCGCATGGCGAAAAAAACCCCGTCCGCCCACTCGGTTAACAGTGCCGTTACATGTTTGTGCAGGCGCGGCGAGTACCGGTCGTACGCGCTGAACTCAGGGTCTTCAAACTTCTCGACCTTGGCGTGCGCCAGCAGAATCACACACATTCCGCGCTGGTTGCGCAGCACGTTGAGATCACCCAGTATCTGGCGCCAGTGTGTCAGCGCGTGGACGTACCCCTTACCGTAGCCGCCGTCAACCTTCTCGATGCTTTCGACCCCATACTGCTCGCACAGCGCATCCCATACGAGCCTCTCCAGCCAGTCCGCCGAGTCGATCACCACCGTCTCGAACTCATGCTCTTCCTGAATCAGCGCGCGCAACGCCGAATCAACCTCCGCCAACCGCTCCGCCAACGGGAAACTCGCACACTCGATCTGGTCGAGGCCATCCTCAGTGGGCATGAAAATCGGCTTCGGCGCATCCGCCGCCAGTGTCGATTTCCCGATCCCCTCGGTTCCGTACACCAAAAGCCGCGGCGGCGTGCGTCTCCGCCCGTAATGAATCTCTTTCAACAGTGACATGCCTTTCCTCCTTTTCGCTTTTACCTTCGTTGTTCAACATCGCGTGCCGCTAGTCACTGGTCGTGCGTCTTACCAGCCCTCACATCACGTCCAACACTCGGATTTCCTCAAATCCCGTGGGCCATTCGCCGCTCTCCCGGCACGCGACCAACCGCCGGATCGCCGCCTCATTCTCGCGTTGCGCCTGCGCCAGCGTCTCCTCGCTGACACGCCACACCCCGCACCGGTACGGCTCCCTTTTCTCCACCGCGACCAGATGCACCGGCACCCGCTCAACGCGGTTCCCTGTTGCCCGCCCCGTCGCGATATCCTCGTGGTCGCAATAACCCTCGGCGGCCTTCTCCAGCACGGCCTTGTAGAATGCCATTTGCCGGTGATACCCGTAGCGCCGCGCGTCCGTCTCAAACCACGTCAGGTCATCGCAAGTCTTCAGATCGACGATACCCCGGTGCGGATGCAGCCAGTCGATCCGGATCTGGCACGGTACGCCGCAATACTCCGCCCGCGCCACGCCTTCGGCCCGGCCGTAGAGCAACAGCGCCACCGCCTCGTCGTTCATCCCCACGCCCGCCGCCATTTGTTCAACCAAATCAACCTGCTCATTCGACAGTACCGGCTTCCCCTGCGCCGCCACCCACTCGGCAAACGCCTTCGTACCCGCGCCGAACGGCTTGCCGGTCTTCTCATTGACCGGACCGCCCAGCGCGAATGAACGCTCATAGACCTCCCGTCCCTCCAGAATGCGGACATGCGCGGCGCGCCCCACGCGATAACTGGCCGAATCCGCATCCTTGATCAGGCCCACCTCTTTCTTGCGGTGCAACCACGGGCACCGCATGAAATCCATGAGCTGGTGACTACTCAGATACCGGCTCCGCTTCGCGTGGTATTCCTCGGCCGGTTCGCTCGTCAGCATGTTCAGACAAAAAACAGGGGCCATATTGTTTCTCCGTTGTGGTTCCGCCGGTCACTCCGGCTCCCGGACATTACATACCCGGTGCCGAAACAAACTGGCGGAACTTTCCCGGCCCCCCAGTCCCCGCCGCCCTGCGCACCGCGTCCACGCGCATTTCCCGGCTCCACCTCTCAAACCGGTCAACCCTGTCAAAACCTTCGTGCAATGCACTCACCCACTAATGCACCCTCTCATAGCCTCCCTCAGCGGCCCCAGATACCTATCCCGGAACGTCCCCCGCGGAATGCCCATCTCCCGCGCCGCCTCCGACACGCTCATCCGCATCAACAACTCCGCCGCCCGCCGCAACTCCGACGGAAGCCCCGCCAGAGCCTCCGCCACATCCATTTTCACCGACGGCACCTCCTCTCCATGCCTATAGTGGCCGCCCTTTCGGCACCCCGCCTCATCCCTGCCGATGACGTCGTGCCGCAGCGTCACCCCCTCTTCGCTCTCTACTTCCTCATCCAGCGAGAACGCCTCGCGCCGCCAGTCGCGCATGTCCGCCTGACGATGACGCAGCAAATCACAGGCTTTCCGCGAAACCACCCTGTCCGCGAACGTGCTCAGCGACGCTTTGGCCGGGTCGAATTTCCGCATCCTTTTCAGCAGGTCAAGAAACATCTCCTGTTTGATGTCCTCGACATCGCCCCGCATGTAACCCGCCTTGCCGACAAGGCCCTGCGCCTTGTATTCCACAAGCCTCTTGATGTATGAGTTGAATCCGTTGTTCTGCCTATCAGTATCCATTTCCGTCTCCCGTTAGCCGGGAGGCGTCTTGCGGATGCCGTCAGAGGCAGGCGGCTGAAACAGCGGAGGCGTTGCAGGCTCGCCGCTTTCGCGGCACCCGCAACGCCTCCTAATTTGTTAGGCCGGTTGATTGCCTGGTATCGTTAGTGACTCAAAAAGTATCGGAGATCCGACCCCGCGTCAGTTAGGCGGCTGCGTCCTCCCGGATCGCCATGCCCTTAGGCAATCCTTCATGCACGTCGATCCGCTCGATAACCCCGTCACCAACACTGTCGAGCAATCCGAAAAACTCGACCACTTCGGACTTGAGCGCGAAATCCGCCTTGACGGCTTCGGGCCTCGCCCCGTTCTCTTTGCCGAACCTGATCTCCCTGACAACACGCGGCAGCGGGTCAAGCACCGGCTCGCCCCCGCGTATAAGCAGCATCTCTATG